CCTGGCGAAGTTCAAGATACAGGATCACCTGTAGTTTCACCAGATCAAAAAGATGCAGCTGCAAAAAAAGTTGCTGCAAAAGCAAAACCAATTGGTGGAGATGCACAACAGAAGTCACAAGGTAAATCAGACTCTATAGATAAACCAAATGATGGTACATCAAAAGTTGCAAAACCTCTTGCTGCTGGTTTTGAAGCAGAAGGTGATGAAGTTATCGCAGAGATGGATCATCCAAAAAAAGAAAACATGACCAAAGACAAAATGATTAATGCTATGAAAGATATGATGATGGGTATGCATAAAGAGAAAAAAGAGGTTATCCAAGCAACATATGACAAAATGATGGATGCATACGGAGAAGGCGCTTACGAAGAAACAGAGGAAGAAAAAGAGAAAAAAGAATCTGTTGAAAATCGTTTGAAGTCTATTGATGTATCTGAGCACGTTAATGCATTAATGAATGGTGAGGGTGACCTTTCCGAAGAATTTAAGAGAAAAGCTGCAACTGTGTTTGAAGCTGCTGTTAAATCAAAAGTTCGTTCTGAAGTAGAAAGAATGGAAGACGAATATAAATCTGAACTGGAAGAAAATATAAACGCAACTAAGGAAGAATTAACTGAAAAGGTTGATTCATACATGAATTATGTTGTTGAAGAATGGATGAAAGAGAATGAGTTGGCTATCGAAAGAGGCTTGAAAGGCGAAATCGCTGAAGACTTTATCTCTGGTTTAAAACAATTGTTTGAAGACCACTATGTTGATGTTCCAGATGAAAAATATGATGTGCTTGAAGCACAATCAGAAAAAATTTCAGAACTAGAAAATAGAATTAATGAGATGATGGAAGAGCAAATCCAGACAAAAACTCAAAATGCTATTCTAGTAAAGGAACAGGTAATGTCAGAAACTACTTCAGACCTTGCCGAAACAGAGATTGAAAAGTTTAAGTCACTTATCGAAGATGTAGATTTTACTACTGAAGAATCTTATCGTGAAAAACTAGGTACTTTAAAGGAAAGTTATTTCCCAAAGAGTGCTCCAGTCGTGACTGAAGCAATTGATGATGTAGAAACTGGTATCGCACAGGACATTGACACTTCTGACTCAATGGCAGCATATATGTCCGCTATTGGTCGAACAGTTAATAGTGCAAAATAACAATTTTATAAATAGTAGAAATTAAAAAGGAGAAACTAATGTTTCAAACAGAACATCTACAAGAAAAGTGGTCGCCAGTCCTTCAACACCCTGATTTACCAGAAATCAAGGATAGTTACAGGCGTGCCGTCACTACAATCATCTTAGAGAACCAAGAAAAAGCTCTAAAAGAAGACAAAAACTTCTTAACAGAAACAGCTCCAACATCATTTGTTGGTGGTAACGCTGCACTAGATACATGGGATCCAATTTTGATCTCACTAGTAAGACGTTCTATGCCTAACCTTATTGCATATGACATCTGTGGTGTTCAACCTATGACTGGCCCAACAGGTCTTATCTTTGCAATGAGAGCAAGATTTGCATCTATGGATGGTGCTGAAGCACTTGCAGACGAAGCAATCCCAGACATTACTAACCAAAACGCTGCTGGTACAATCGGTGGTGGTGACATTGGTGCAACAGAAACTAACCCTGCTGTATTAAACGACAGTCCTGCTGGAACTTATACTAGTGCAACTGGTATGACAACAGTACAAGGTGAGGCACTTGGTGACTCTGGAACAAACGCTTTCGGTGAAATGGCGTTCTCAATTGAAAAGCATACTGTTACTGCTGTAACAAGAGCTCTTAAAGCTGAGTACACTATGGAACTTGCACAAGACTTAAAAGCAATTCATGGTCTTGATGCTGAAACAGAACTTGCAAATATTTTATCTGCTGAAATTCTTGCAGAGATTAACAGAGAAGTTGTAAGAAATATTTATGTTTCTGCTGTAAAAGGTGCTGCCGTTAATACAACTACTGCTGGTATCTTTGACCTAGATACAGACTCAAATGGTCGTTGGTCAGTTGAGAAGTTCAAAGGTTTAATGTTCGCAATCGAGAGAGATGCAAACGCTATTGGTCAACAGACTCGTAGAGGAAAAGGTAATATGATCCTATGTTCAGCTGATGTTGCTTCTGCACTTCAAATGGCTGGTGTTCTAGATTACACTCCTGCTCTTAACAACAACTTGAATGTTGATGACACTTCAACAACATTTGCTGGTGTTATGAATGGTAGATATAAAGTATATGTAGACCCATATGCTGCAAACGTATCTGCATCACAATACTACGTTGTAGGATATAAAGGAACTTCTCCATATGACGCTGGAATGTTTTATTGCCCATATGTACCATTACAAATGGTTCGTGCAGTTGGTGAAAACTCATTTCAACCAAAAATTGGTTTCAAGACAAGATATGGTATCGCCGCAAACCCATTCCATACTGGAACAGTTGCTGCTGCAGCTGATGGTGCGATTTCTATCTCATCTGCAACTAACAAATATTACAGAAAAGTTAAAGTCGCTAACCTTATGTAGTATCGGTTTTTTAACCAACCTAAAGAGAGAGGATTTATTCCTCTCTTTTTTTTGTTATAAATAGTAGTATGACAACAGAAACATCACCATTAAACAGACAACCAGACAAGTTAGACTATAGTAGTCCAACCCAGTTTAGGTTTATGATTAACCAGTTACCAAAGGTGCAGTTCTTTACAACTGCAGCCAACATTCCAGATATATCTTTGGGTGAAGCAGTAATACCTACACCATATAAAGATATACCAATCATGGGAGATAAAATTACTTTTGGTAATTTAGATGTGAGTTTTATTGTGGATGAGTACTTAGAAAACTATATATCAATACACAACTGGTTAATAGGTATTGGTTTCCCAAAGAATAGAACACAGTTTAGTTCTTTTAGAAGTGATACATCAAATAATCCAACATCTGCAAAAACTGTATCTACTGACAGAGTGGGCACTGCAACAGCAGATAGAGGAATGTATTCTGATGCAACTCTTACAATTCTATCAAATAAAAATAATCCTTTGGTAGAGGTTCGATTTGCAGATTTATTTCCTGTGTCTTTGAGTTCTTTGAGTTATAACAACCAAGCCACAGATGTAGATTATTTAACAGCAGAGATTAGTTTTCGATATAAATTATATGAGATAGTGACTTTATAAGTGAGATAATATGAACCTTGACGAATTGAAACTGCAAGTCCAGAGAGACTTGAAAGTAGATGATGAACACCTAGATACAGAATCATTAAAAAACCAAGAAATAAAAGCAACTTACCTAGACCATAAAACTAGATATGAACTTCTTTTGTATAGAGCAAAAGGAGATTACAAACGATTGTATCGTGAGAAATGGGAATACTATGGTGGTAAAGCTGATGCAAAAATATATGCATCAAAACCTTTTGACCTCAAAGTATTAAAGACAGACCTAGCAGTTTACATTACATCTGATGAAGAAATTATTAATGCAGAGAATAAAATTGGTTATTTAGAAACAGTCGTAGATTATATCAAAGGAGTTATCAAGTCAGTTGATAATCGTGGTTGGGATATAAAAAATGCGATTGAATGGAAGAAATTTGAAGCAGGAGCATCTTACTAATGATAGAATTTACAGACAATTTTTTAGAAGAACATATTGCACAATTGATTGATATGCAATTAAGAGAAGTGTCATGGAAATATGATTATGATTCAGTAAAGGGTGGTACAAATAAACACTGGCACGTTTTCTTAGGACATAATGTAAAAGAACTGGGAGATTTTACTCCTATCTGGAATCAGATTAGCGATAGGTATAATTATGAAATGGAAAGAGCTTATCTTAATGCACACACACATGGAATAGAACCACACATACATAGAGATGATGGGGATATGACTTTCATTTACTATCCAAGAATGGATTGGAGAATAGATTGGGGTGGTGGAACAGCAATCTATGATAACGAATTAAATAATATTACACATCATATCAACTATAAAGGTAATAGATTAATTAAGTTCCCAGCAAATCTACCACATCAAGCTCAACCAGTAAGTCGTGAATGTTACCAGTTGCGAACTTGTGTTGTATTTAAGACAACGAGAAAAAAATGAACTATTCAGTAATAAACTTTCCAAATAACCTAATACAAGACATATTGAGAAATAAAGAAGATACCTTGACAAAAGGAAATATAAATGATAAAAGTGGGTTGACAAAAAGAAATTCTAGTGTATCATGGATAAAGG